ACGCATTGGATAGGATCGACGAGGGTTGACGGCAACCTGTAAGAACTGCTTACAAGTTCAGGAGGGGTGAAAGAATGGAACGAATCGGGCAGGTAGAGCAGAAGCAAGTAGAGTTCGAGGTGAAGGCGACCGAGATGGACGGCGGGCAGTATGCCGGCACGTTCTCCGGCTACGCCGCGGGCATCCTCAATCTCGACTCGACGGGCGACGTGATTATGCCCGGCGCGTTCACGGACGATCTTGGCCGTTTTCTCAAAGAAGGCGTGATCGTCTGGCAGCACGATTGGATGCAGCCGATCGGCGTCCCACTCGACGCCAAGGAGGACGGCTACGGGCTCTTTACCAAGGGCCGGATCAGCCGCACGCCGAAGGGTGAGGAGGTGATGACGCTGATCAGAGACGGCGTGATCAAGAAGTTGTCGATCGGCTACCAAGTACAAGATTATGAGATGGTAGATCGCAATGGCCTGATGGCCGCCGCGGATCGCCTGGCAATGCCAATGGAGAAGCGCGCCCGCCTGATGTCGGAGTTTGACACAAGCGGCCGTCGTCAAGTCGCGCTTCTTAAGAAGCTCAAGTTGTTCGAGTACTCGCCGGTAACAGTTCCGGCGAATCAGAACGCAATCATCACGGACGCCAAGCATCTGCTTACAGGGCTCACGTTCGCGCAACACTCGGAGGCGGTGCAGAACGCCGTCGACGGGCTACACCAACGCATCAGCGAAATAACGGAACTGCGGCGCAAGCAGGATCGAATGCCCAACCCGGATCACGGGCGACTGTGTATGGGCCTGGCAGAAGATCTCGAGAAGGCGTGCGGGAGGATGCGGAAGCTCGCGGAGGAGCTTGGCTATCTGCCCGAGAGCGCGCCGATGGAAGGCGATGGCTACGGGGAGGACAAGCCCTATCCGAAGCCCTACACGCCGGAAGAGCGCGAGCGGATGAAGGCGGAAGACGAAGCCAAGGCCGCGCAAGTAGCAGAAGCACGTCGCGCATATGCCGAGTTCCTTCGGATGGAAGCTAACCTGTAAGCAACTGGAGGATAATCAGATGACTCGATTGCAAGAGAAGCTCAGTCAGATCGACGAGCTCAAGAAACAGCAGAAGGGCGTGTTCGACGCCTACCCGGATCCCGGCGACATCCCGCAGGAGGTTCTTGCCGATGTCAAAACGCGCAATGAGGCGCTCAAGAATCTCGACGAGGAGGTGGCCAATCTTACCGCGCTTGAGTCGATCAAGAGCGCTACGATGGGCTTTACGCCGCAACCCGTTGTGAAGCAGCACGGGGGCCAGGCCGTCGAGGTTGCCACCAAGACGCCGTTGTCTTTTGAGTTTGCGCGCGTTCGGAAGCTGCACAACTTTAAGGGCATTGTCGACGGCAAGTCCGCCGACTTCCGCGCCTATGCGTTCGGCAAGTGGTTCAAGGGCTTTGTTGTCGGTGATGTCGCTTCTCAGAAGTGGTGCCACGAGAACGGCATTCAGTCGAAGGCGATGTCAGAGGGCAACAACTTCTTGGGCGGATACTTGGTCCCGCCGCAATTCAGCAACGACATCATCGATCTGCGCGAGGAGTTCGGCGTTGCCCGTCGCGTTGCCCGGATCGTCCCGATGTCATCCGACACGCTCACGATCCCGCGTCGCACTGGTGGGCTCACTGCCTACTTCGTTGGCGAGGGGACGACCATCACGACAAGCGACAAGACGTTCGACCAAGTCAATCTGGTCGCCAAGAAGCTCGCCTGCCTGACGCTCTGGTCCTCAGAGCTCAGCGAGGACGCGATCATCTCGATCGGTGACGATCTGGCCGGTGAGATTGCCTACGCGTTCAGTCTCAAGGAGGACGAGTGCTACTTCAACGGCGATGGCACGAGCACCTACGGCGGCATTAACGGGATCCGTCCGAAGCTCAAGGCAGTCGACGGCACGATTGCCAACATCAAGGGCCTGCAGGTGGCTTCTGACAACGTCTACAGCGGGATCGTCTTGGGCGACTTCCACGGCGTTCTGGGACGTCTGCCGCTCTACGCTCGCGCGGGTGCCGCGTGGATTATGAGCACGACGTTCTTTGATTCCGTCGCGCACAAACTTCAAACGGCTGCCGGTGGCAACACGGTCGTGGACATCGCCAATGGCGGCGTTCCGCGCTTCCTCGGCTACCCGGTTGTCTTCTCGCAGGTGATGCCGACGACTGAGGCGAATAGCCAAGTCTGTGCCTTGCTCGGCAACTACCGGCTCGGGACGGCAATGGGCGATCGGCGAGCGCTCACGCTGGCGCTTTCGACGGAGTTCAAGTTCGCGGAGGATCAGTTGGCCATCCGTGGCACGGATCGCTTCGACATCAACGTCCACGACGTCGGCAACACATCGGCTGCCGGCCCGATCGTTGGCCTCATCACGGCGGCCAGCTAAGGAGGTGATCCAGTATGAAGCAACTCAAGGCAGAGAAAACGGTCATTCTGATTGCGCCGCAGTTGGTGACGCACGGATCGACTACCACAGCTAACTTCGACCTTCTCGACGTCAAAGGCGAGGCGGAGATCCTCGTCAGTCTTGGGGCATTGGCGGGTGCTGGCACAGCGCCATCTTCCATCAAGATTTTCGAGAGCGACGACACCGTGGTGACAAACTTCGCCGAGATCTCGACGAGCTTCTCGACGGGTGCCGCCGATGTTGGTGAGAATCAGCACGTGCGGTTTTTCATCAACCGGGCCAACGGCGCGCGGAAGCGGTATGCGCGCGTCGCTGTCACGGTCCCATCGGGTTCAACGAACTCGAACATTCTGATCGGCGCCATCGGGCGCGTTTCCAAGCAGGGCGAGGATCCGAGCACAAACTCTGAGATCGGGGCCAACGTCTACAAGGAAGTTTAGTCAATCAACCGGTGCCGGGCGGGGCCCATCCTCGCCCGGTGTCGCCCGCAACGAGAGGCTTATGATCAAGTTGAACTTAGGCGGCGGCCTACAGAAGCGAGCGGGATACATCAATCTCGACAGGAAGCTCGGCTCTGAGGTGTACCCGCTAGACTACGAAGATGGCTCGGTGGATGAGATCTACGCGAGTCATATCCTGGAACACTTCTCGCACAAGGAAGCGCCGCACGTGCTGGCGCATTGGGCGAGCAAGCTCAAGATTGGCGGGAAAATCCGGATCGCAGTGCCGGACTTTTACTGGATCATTGACAACCAAACCAACCGACTAGCAGAGGCCTACCTGATGGGCGGCCATCAGGATGAAAACGACTACCACAAATCGATCTGGACGGAGCGCAAGCTCCGAGACGTAATGGCCTATGCCGGGCTCACGGAGATCGTCAAATGGGAGAGCGATGGTTCAGATTGTAGTTCTTTACCTGTCTCACTTAATCTCGAAGGTACGAAGGCGGAAGGCGGCCTGCACAAGCAGCTTGAAGTAAATCTTGGCAAAGTCGTTGCCGTAATGAGCATACCGCGCCTAGGGTGGAACGATGCCTGGGGATCGATCTTTGACGCGTTGCGCTCGTCGGAGTTTCAACTGCCGTTGTACCGATTCACGGGCGCGTTTTGGGATCAGTGCATCCAGCGAGCCTTGTACCACGCGGAGCAGAGCGGCGCGAAGTGGGTGCTTACGCTCGATTACGACACGATTGTCTCCGCAAAGGACATCAAAGAACTGATGGTTCTCGCGGCTCAATATCCGGAAGGTGACGCATTCGTGCCCGTGCAGGTGAAGCGGGGCGAAGCGGGTTCGTTTATGTTCTCCTCGACGAACGACAAAGGCGAGCTGGTCCGATCCATGACGCTCGAAGATCTGGACGTCGACGTGATGCCGATTGACACGGGCCATTTTGGTTGCACGCTCATCAAGGTGGCAGCGCTCAAGAAGATGGCGCTGCCGTGGTTCCACTCGCAGCCGGATCCGAACGGGCACTGGAACGACGGGCATATGGACGCCGACATCTTCTTCTGGAAGCAGTTCAAGGAGTCGGGATGCATCGCCTACCAGGCCAATCAGGTAAAGATCGGGCACTTGCAACTGATGGTCACGTGGCCATCGAACGAGTGGCAAATTGTGCAACAACACGTGGGCGATTGGAATACCAAGGGCAAACCGGAAAATTGCAGAGGTGACTATGAAGGTGAAAATGCTCAAAGCGTGGGGATTCTGCAAGGTGGATGACGTAATCGATCCGCCGATCGGGGTGGCTATCGAGCTAGTAAAGATCGGGCGGGCGGAGTTTGTTGGGGTGGATGTTCTGGAAGAGGACAGGCAGGCAATCGAGCGGTGGAACAAGCGCGTGAGCAAGCCGCCACGTGGCAAGAAGGCGCAAGCGTAGGAGGGCGACGGAATGGCAGTTGGAACAAGCAACTTTCCTGCATCACTCGACACGGTAGTCGAGTTGATTCAGGCGGCCAACAATGCACAGACGACGCTCAACGGCGCGCTCAATGCGTCGGCGACGACGATCGCGGTGATCTCGACAACGTCCTTTGCAGCCACGGGATCCTTCGCCGTCGACAACGAACTGATCTCGTACACGGGCAAGACGGCGACGTCTTTCACGGGCTGCGTTCGGGGTTATGACGGAACGACGGCGGCGACGCACAATTCTGGCGCTACTGTGTCGGACGTTGTCACCACACGCCATCACGAGGTGGTAGTCGACGCCATTCTTGCGATTCAAGAGCGCCTTGCCGCCGGGTCCGTGCTTCCTCTTGCCAAGGGCGGGACAGGCGTGGCGCTCACGGATCCCAACGCGGATCGCATTCTCTTCTGGGACGACTCGGAAGGCGCAATGGCCTTCCTGACGGCAGGTTCAGGGCTGACGATCACGGGAACCACGATCGAAGCAACAGGCACGGGAAGCGTAACAAGCGTCGGCCTGTCCTTGCCGGCGATGTTCACCGTGACGAACTCGCCTGTTACGTCTACCGGCACGCTCACGGC